GGTCGAATCCGGCGCGGTCAAAATTTACGTGAAATTCAGAAAACCAAGGTTGACACTTCTTTTTAATAAAGCTTCGACTATAATCACAAATCCTTGCGTTTACGGAATCTTGACGAGGTGACACAACGTATGGACATAATTACAACCAAGGAAATATGCCGTCGCCTCGGGGTTTCTCGTCAATCGCTCTCAAAATGGAAGGCCGAGGGGTGCCCCTCAGAAGGCTATGGCAAGTGGGACGTCGACGCTGTTGTGAAGTGGAGGAAGCGCAACAAATCCTCTGCACAGCAAGGCGACGACCCGCCCGAAGAAACGAAGGGGCTCCAGCAACAGAAACTCGAAGCCGACATAGCCTATCGCCGTGCGAAGGCTGAACGGGAAAAACTTCTCCTTGCAGAGTTGCGAGGGGAGTTTTTGCGTAAAGAGGAGGTGTACCAGGAATGGGCGCTACGGATAACAGAGATCACCAGTGGGTTGGAAATGCTCGTGCGGTCTTTAGCGCCCAGACTGGTAGACCGCACAGAACGGGAGATCCGGGGGATCTTGGAAGATGAGTTCCGGGTGCTCCGTGACCACTACGCCAGAGGCAAAGCATACACTCCCGTGGTCTCCGAGGGAGAGGGCGGCGTGGAAACCACCGGATAAAATCAGCGTCTCCCAATGGGCCGACACATACAGGGTGCTCACCACCCAAGACTCCGACCTCCCAGGCCCGTGGAGAACCGACAATGCCCCCTATCTACGGGAGATAATGGACGCCTTCTGCGCCGAGGACATCGAGGAGATTGTTCTGGCCTGCTCCACGCAGTACGGCAAAACGCAGATGATATTCAACGTTCTTGGGTACGTGGTGCACCAAGACCCGGCCCCGGCGATGATTGTTTATCCCAATGAAACGCTGGCAAAAAGCGTATCGAAAAACCGACTTCGCCCCATGGTAGAGGCTACTCCGGTTCTTTCGGAGCGGTACGACCCCCGGAAGTCTGAATTCATGGAGCTGCAGTTCTGGGGCGCATACGTCGCCCTTTCTGGAGCAAATAGCCCCGCCTCTCTCTCCTCTCGCCCCATAAAATACCTGCTCATGGATGAGGTGGATAAATTCCCCAAGTTCCTGGGAGATGAAGCAGATCCCATCTCCCTGGCGAAGGAGCGGACAAAAGCCTTCCCCGGATCAAAGATACTTATCGTCTCCAGCCCTACCACGGAAGACGGGCACGTCTGGAGCCATTTGGAGAGCTGTGACCGCCGGAAAGAATACTACGTCCCGTGCCCGGAGTGCGGGGAAATGCAAAAGCTCATTTTCTCCCAGGTCAAATGGCCCAAGGAGCTGACCGAGGCGTATGAAAATGCCGGGCACGACAAGAAGGAAATGCGGCGACTCGCCCAGCGTGCTCGTGACGTGGCAACCTACGAGTGCCTTCACTGCCATGCCAAAATCCCAAGCGACAAGAAAATGGGGATGCTACGAAAAGGGAAGTGGCGTGACGAATTTGCAAACGACTCTCCACCCAGAAGGATAGGGTTTCACGGATCGTCGCTCTACTCCCCATGGCTATCCTTCGGGGATGTGGCCGCCGAATTCCTGGAATCCAAGGACTACCCCGAAAAGCTGCGGAACTTTGTACAGGGATGGCTTGGAGAGCCTTGGCGGGAAAAAACAGCAGAGGCAAGTTCCGACATGGTGCGCCGTCAGGCGTGGAACCATCCCAAGGGAAAAATCCCCGTGCTGGCCTCGCCGGAAAAGGTGCTCCTCACGGCCGGAATAGACCTCCAGAAGGGCCATGCATACTACGTGATCCGGGCATGGGGTCCGAACATGACGAGCTGGCTTGTGGATTACGACCGCTTCGAGACGTGGGACGAGCAAGACCTGATAGCCCAGGTACAGAGGCGGATAGTAGACCCCCTCTACTATGTGGAGGACAGCAGCGGATTCTATCAAGTATCCCTCGGAATGATAGACATTGGCTATCGTACAGACGATGCATATGCCGTGTGTCTCACATTCCCGGACGTATTCAGGCCCTGTAAAGGATCGTCCCGGCGTCTCGACAAGCACTATGTGGTGCAAAAAATCGAGCGCCTCACAAACATGGAAAGGTACGAGACGAACACCGACCTACTCAAGGACTTCATCTTTGGGCGAATGCAGAAGCCACCCGGTTCACGAGGCTCTTGGATGGTTTGCAAAAACGTCACCGCGGACTACGCCGAACAGGTGGTTTCCGAGGTCAAGGTGGCCGTCACGGATCGGCGAACGGGAGCCATAACTTACGAATGGCGCCCCGTGTCACAGCACGCAGACAACCACTATCTGGACTGCGAAGTGTACGCCACTCTCGCCGCCCGAGTCTTGGGAATGCACGTGGTGGCTGACGACGAAGAAGAGGCCGCCGCAATAGCGAAATATTCCCCACCGCCGAAACAGCGGAGCGGATGGATGCAACGAGGAAGATAAGCTCTCCACGCCTTCGGGCGTGGGGGGCTTTTTTTGTGCCTTTTGAAAGGAGGTGAACCACCCATTGACGAACATAGAACGCCTTGCCATGTACGAAGCTGCGGAACAGGCAATCCTAGAAGGAGGGCAGGAATACGAAATAGCCGGGCGCAGATTTCGCCGGGCAGACTTGCGGGAAATACAGGCTGCAATCCTCCGGCTAAAACGACTCATTGACGAGGAAAACACCGGAAGCGCAGGAACAAACAGGGCCGTTGTGCGGTGGAACAAGCGATGAACTGGCTTGACAAGGCCATAGACTACGTCGCCCCATCGTGGGGGCTCGCACGTTCTCGGGCTCGAATGGCAATAAACGCCGTCCGCAATTACGATGCGGCCATAGGCGACCGGAACTCTAACTGGATGCCAACGAACCAGACCCCGGAAGAGACGGACGCAGCATATCGTGATCGTGTGCGGGCTCGGGCTCGGGATCTGGAGCGGAACAGCGACATAGCACAGGCGGCTGTCCGGGCAATCAAAAGAAACGTCATCGGCACGGGGATACGTCCCCAGGCAGACACCGGAGACCCCGACCTGAACAACAAAATTGAGGCGGTGTGGAAATGGTGGACTCGCCCGGAAAACTGCGACATAACCGGCGGCTCATCGTTCTACGAACTCCAGCAAATGCTTGTGCATCGCCGCTTCTTTGATGGCGAAATCCTCGTAAAACCCGTGGTGGACAAGCGAAAAGCCTTCCCTCTATCCCTCCAATTCATCGAGGCCGACTATCTGGACTCCATGAAAACAGAAGGGAACAACAACCGCCCGGTGCTTGGTGGCGTGGAGATCGACAAAACCTATCGCCCCCAAGCCTACTGGCTGCTGGAAAACATCGACTCTCTCTTCCTGCACTCAGGGCGCAACGAATCGAAAAGGGTTCCTGCGGACAAGATCCTCCATTACTACAACAAAACGAGACCCACCGCACTCCGGGGGATGTCCGAACTGGCCGTTGTGATGGAGCGGCTGAAAGATACCGGGGAAACCATAACCGCCGAAGTGGTGGCTACGAAAGTGGCGGCCTGTTTTGCGGGATTCGTGGAAGACGAAATGCCAGCCACGGCGGTGGGGAGACTGCCGCAGAACTCCGCAGGGCAACGAATTGACGGCATCGAACCGGGGATGCTGCATTATCTCGGCAAGGGCCAGAAAGTAAGCTTTGCGACTCCAGGAAGGCCGAACACCAGCGTTGGAGACTTCCTCCAGATGATGTTGAGGTACACAGGCTCTGGCCTTGGGCTCTCCTACGAGGCCCTTTCTCGGGACGTTTCGAAGGCGAACTACTCCAGCATTCGACAAGGGAACCTTGACGATCGGCAGGAGTGGCGCATGGCGCAACAAAGCGCGATAACCCATTTTTGTGAACCCATCTGGGAGCTGTTTATGGATGCGGCGGTGCTGTCTGGGAAGGTGAAGATCCGGGGCTACTGGGAGAATCGGGGAAAATACACTACCTGCTTCTGGACGGCGCCCGGCTGGAGCTGGATAGACCCTCTCAAAGAAGTGAAGGCTTCCAGGGAGGAGTTGGCGGCGGGAATGACGACTCTTGCGAAAGTCTGCGCTGCAAAGGGCGAGGACTGGCAAGAAGTGCTTGAGCAGATGGCCCACGAGAAAGAGTATGCCGAAAAGCTCGGGCTTAATCTAATTTGGGAAGAAGGAAAGGAGGCGGCCTTTGGCGACGAAGAAGGTGAAGGCGGAACAGGGAAGCCGGAAACGGGATGACCTGCAATTTCGCCAAGCGGTAATTGAAAGTGGCGCCATAGACGAGGGTTCCAGGACAGTGGAACTCTCTTTTTCGTCTGAAGCCCCGGTGAGTAGATGGTACGGCGTCGAAATCCTGGGCCATGGGGAGGAGGAGATCCAGTTATCTCGGCTCCGGGAAACCGGAGTTGTCCTTTGGAACCACAATTCAGATGTCCCGATAGGGAGTATCGAGCGGGCATGGGTTGGGGAAGACCGGAAAGGCCGGGCCGTAGTCCGGTTTGATGACGACCCCGAGAGCGATCGGATTTTCCAGAAAGTGCGCTCCGGAACTATCAAGGGCGTATCGGTGGGCTATCGGGTCCACCGCTGGGAGGTTGTGGAGCCCGGGCAAAAATCATCCTGCGGCCGTTTCGACGGCCCGTGTGAAATAGCGCGACTTTGGGAACCCCTGGAAATTTCCCCCGTTTCAATCCCTGCGGATGACTCTGTGGGCATTGGGCGAGGGTATGAAGAGATCGAAGAACAAGAAAGGACGGAAGAAATGCCTAAGAACGTTGTAGAAACTGCCACCCCCGAGACCGAAGAGGTTCGGGCTGTGGAGAATCATGTGGAAGTGGTGGATACCGCAAAGCTGGAAGAGCAGGCACGAGCCGCAGAGCGCGAGCGGGTGTCTGAAATTATGAGCATGTGCGCCCGGTTTGAGGTAGACCCTGCGGAATATGTCCGCTCCGGGGCGAACGTTGACCAGGTACGAAAGGCGGTGCTGGACGCATTGGCAGACCAGAGGAAAGAGCTTGAAACGGCCTCCGTTGAGGTGGGACAGGAGGGCAGGGAGAAATTCAGGGAAGCCGCCAGAGATGGCGTATGCCTTCGTGCCGGGATTACTCTCGACAAAGTGACCCCTGGGGCCGAAGACTTCCGGGGCTATTCTCTCCGAGAACTTGCCCGGGAAAGCCTCGAAAGAGCCGGGCAAAGCTCCAAGGGTAACGCCATGGAGATGGTTGGGCGTGCTCTCACAACTTCCGACTTGCCCGTGCTCCTCGGCAGCGTGGCGAACCTCTCGCTCATGAGCGGGTGGGAGCAGGAGCCCGAGAGCTGGCGTGTTTGGGTTGACGATTCCGGCAGCGTCTCGGACTTCAAGATCCATACCATGGCACGCCCTGGGGAGCTTGGCGACCTCGAGCGTATTCCCGAAGGCGGGGAATACAAGTACGGCGAACGCACCGAAACCTTCGAACAGTACCAGATTGCCAAGTACGGAAAAATGTTCTCCATCACTCGTGAGGCCATTATCAACGATGACCTTGGAGCCATGACCGACATTCCCCGGCAGCACGGAGAATCTGCAAGCCGCCTTCTCGGAGACCTTGCCTACGGAGCCATCACCGGGAACCCCACCATGGGGGACGGGAAAGCCCTTTTCCACTCGGCACATGGGAACCTGCTTGCAACCACGAACGCTGTGCCCATCAGCTACTCTGATTTCGAAACCACCATTGCAGGGATCGGCACCGCAGTACAGGCCATGCGTCGCCAGACGGACATTGGAGGAAAGCGTCGCCTGAACATTCAGCCTGTCTTCTTCCTCGCTCCCGTGGCACTCGAAGAGGTTGCCCGCCGGTTCTTCGCAGAGGGCAGAGTCCCCATGACCGTGACTCTGGACAGCGGCACTTCTGTTGCGGCCGGCAACGGAGCG